AATTCCGACTACGACGACGACCAGGTCCAGGAAGAGGTCGACCGGATCGAGGCGGCGAACTCCGTGGCGGATCCCCTGACGCTCGGCGCCGACCAGCCGTTCAAGGCTGCGGACACAGGCCAGGCCGACGAGGACCGACCGGCGCAGGACTCGGCCGACGGGACCGGCGAGAACCCCGACGACGAGGACAGCGACGGCCAGGCGGCCGCCGCATAGACGATGAGAGGCGGGCTCGGGTATGGCATTCGAGCCCGCCGCGGTCGACGGTTTGCAGGAAGCGGTCGCGCAGATATACGCCGACGCCGAGGTGCAGCTGCTCGCCCGTATCGCCTCCTCGATCGAGCGCGGTATCGACACTCCGCAGTGGGTGAGCATGCAGCTCGCCGAGATCGCGCGCCTGTCCAAAGAAGCTCGCGGGTTCCTGCTGTCGCTGGACCCGGTCGTCTCCGCGCAGATCCAGACCGCGCTTGCTCAGGCGCACGCGGCCGGTGTTGCTGCTGCCGACCAGGACGTGCCCGGACCGCCCGCAACGAGTCCGGCGCCGATCGTCTCGCAGGAAGCGGTCGCGGCGCTCGCCGCGGAGGCGGCCGCCGCGGTGGTGGGTACGCACTCGCAGATCCTGCGCGCCACCGTCGACGGCTACCGCGAAGTGGTGACGCAGTCTGCGGGCCGGATCGTGACCGGCGTCGCGACCCGCCGCGAGGTCACGCAACAGGCTCTCGACCAGTTCGCTGCGCGCGGACTGACCGCGTTCCGTGACCGGGCCGGACGGAACTGGCGGATCGACACCTACGCCGAGATGGCGGTACGCACCGCAGCGTTGCGGGCCCTGAAACAGGGCCACACCGACCGGCTGTTGCAGCGCGGGTACGACCTGGTCGTCATCTCCGCGCACCCCAACCCCGCCCCGCAATGCCAGCCGTACGAGGGCAAGATCGTCTCGCTGACCGGCCAGACCCCGAACGGTCCGATCGAGGCCACCTCACGCATGACCGGCCGCCCCGTCCGAGAGACCGTCGTGGCGTCCATATCGGAGGCCGAGGCCAAGGGCCTGCATCACCCGAACTGCAAGCACGGGCACACCGCGTGGATACCGGGCGCGCCCAGGCCGGCCGTTGCTCCGCACAACCCGCAGGGCTACAAGGACGAGCAGAAGTTGCGGCGGCTGGAGCGGTCGGTGCGGGAGGCGAAACGGCAGCAGGCGGCCGCGATCACCCCGGCGGCGAAGACGAAGGCCGGGCAGAAGCTCCGCGCCCGGCAAGCCGCTATCCGTGACCATGTCGCACAGACCGGTGTGACCCGCCGCCGTCACCGTGAACAGTTACGCACCGGCAACGCTGGCAACGCGACGGAGCCGACGACCCTGGTCCGCAACGCACCGCCGGTCACCGACGCCGACCTTGCCCGCATGTCCGACGATGAGCTGGGCACGCTGGCGGTCAAGGCTGTCGAGGCGCAGGACTTCGGCCTGCTGGACCGGATCGACGCGGAGGACGCACGACGCAAGTCGCCCTCCGTCCCCGATCCGGCACCGGCCCCGGCTGCTGCCCGGCCGAAGCGCGAGTTCAAGGCGCTCTCCGATGAGGAGTTGGGCGACCTCGCGGTCAAGGCGATCGAGTCTGAGGACTTCGACCTGCTCGACCGGATCGAGGCCGAGGACATGCATCGCCGCAAACTCGCCGAACAGCGGGCCGCGCGGTGGGCCGGGTACGAACGCGAGTACGACCGGCTCACCGCTGAGGGCATGGACCATGAGGAAGCCGTCGAAAAGGCGTACGGCATCAGCGTGAAGACCCAGCGGTCCCAGGCGGCTATCTCGTTCCTGCGCACGCAGGGATTCGAGGGTGCCTCGTTCAACGAGCTGGCGCGCGCAGCGTTCCGCGACCAGGCGTACCGGCACTGGCTGGACGCCGAGAACGCGACGAACGGCTACATGCTGTCGGCGGCCGGGGAACGGGCCGGAGTCGACCCGCGCTCCTTGTGGTTCGGTAGCGAGAAGCTCGCCGAGAAGTACGCTTCCGAGGAACTGCGCGCCTATTGGGACGAGCGCGGCCGGACAACTCTGGAGGAGTTCAAGGCGGAACTGCTCGATCCGCAGAGCGCGGCCCGGATGCGTAGTGCGAGAGGGGACTTTCTCCGATGAGCGCACACGACCTGATCCGCGCCTACCGGGAAGGGCTCGCGGCGGCTGACGTGGTCGACGCCGTGAACCCCTACACCCCTGCCGCACCAGGTAGCGGAAACGAGCTACTTGCCCGGTTATGGCTACGTGGCCGCCTCAAGAGCGCACTTGAAGTACCCGAGACTGAGGGATCATAGAGGCTTTGAATCGAGAAGCGCCGCGTGCGCTTGATTCGAGTACTCGCAGGTGAAGAAATATGGGTCGCCGTGAGTGCCGGACTCGGGGAACGTCCCGATTCCTGTGACATACCACGCGCCTCTGTCGTCGTCGTACGCCGCTGTCATTGCAGAGAAGGTGGGGTTCGTACCGGGATACCTCGCTCGGAATCGCTCGGCGCAGGCCGTAGCGGCTTCCTTCTGAGTGACCGGCACCGCAGCAGGAGTCACCGTCACTGTAACTGTGACGGTCTCGGTCGCCGGGGCGGATGAGCCCTCGCTGCTACCACACGCCGTCAAGGCGGACATCAATACCAGGCAAAGGCAGGCGAGCCCTCCTCGCATGGACACAGCTGATTTGAGCACCCTAATCCCTGTTCTTCCAATGTTTTTGGATGTCAAAGCCGTTCATCGAAACTTCAACCCCTTCCGTTACCGGCCCGCCGAGCGCCCCTTTTACAGGAGAGTCCGAATGTCCTCAGCTTTGCCCATCCACCCCCTGACTGGCCTTCAAGCGATCGGTTTCACCCGACGAGGCCCGATCTGGCCGCAGCTCGGCGGAGACGGCACCGGCGACGGCAACACCGGCGACGCTCCGGCGGCCGACACCGGCAGCACCGGCGGCGAGGGCGACACCCCGCCCGCTCCGGAGTCCGGTAGCGGCGAGCCCGCCAGCAAGGGCAACGCTCCGGAGTCGGGCAGCGGCGAGGCCGGCGGGACGGGCGGCGAGCCTGCTCCGAAGCGTCGCAGCAGCACCGCGGAGGACCCGAAGGTGCGCGCCGCCCGCAATGAGGCGGCGACCGCGAAACAGGAGATGGCCGACCTCAAGCAGGCGTTCGGCAAGGCGCTCGGGTTCGTCACCGACGACGGCGAGGCCGATCCGAAGAAGCTGGCCGCCCAGGTGGAGAGCCACGCGAAGGATGCCCGGGAGGCCAAAGCCGAACTGGCTGTCTTCCGGGCCGCTCCCAAGGACGTCGATACGCAGTCGCTCATCGACTCTCGCAGTTTCGCGAAGAAGCTGCATGGGCTCGACCCGGCCGCCGACGACTTCGAGCAGCAGGTCACCGACCTGGTCGCTCAGGAGGTCGAGAAGAACCCGCGGTACCGGCTGACTCCTGCTGCTCCGGCCGCGCCGAAGCCTCCCGCCCGGTCCGGCGCCGATACCGGCTCCGGCTCCAACGGGAACTCCGGACAGCTCACCTACGAGCAGTACAAGGCGATGGCTCCGGCCGACCGCGTGCAGGCAGTCAAAGACGGCCGCGCAAACCAGATCCTCGGCCGCACCAAGTAGCCGCCGAGCCTTCCCCCTCCCCTCCGTCCAAGAGGTAGGCAATCATGCCCATCAACTTCATCCCCGAATTCTGGGCCGACGCAGTCCAGATGCCGTTCGAGACCGATCTGGTTTTCGGGCAGGCGAAGGTCGCGAACCGCAAGTACGAGGGCACCATCAGCCAGAAGGGCGACACCGTGCACGTGTCGACCCTGGGCGACCCGACGGTGCGGACCTACGACAAGAACACCGACCTGGAGGTCGAGGACCTCGACGACGACGAGTCGGCGATGGTGATCGACCAGGGCGACTACTTCGCGTTCCGCGTCAACGACGTCGACAAGGCGCAGGCGCAGGTCAACTTCGAGGACCCCGCCACCAACCGCGCCGGGTACAAGCTGCAGAACAAGGTCGACTTGTTCCTGTACGGCCTGCTCAAGGCCGGTGTCCTCGCCGGTAACCGGCTCGGCCGCGTCACCGTGTGCAACGTCGAGCCCGAAAAGGCCACCGTGGGACAGCTGAGCATGTACCACGTCGCAGTGCTGCTGCGCGAGAAGCTGGACCGGGCAGACCTGCCTAAGATCGGCCGGTACCTGGCGCTCCCGCCGGAACTGCTGTCGCCGCTCCTGCTCGACAAGCGGTTCATCTCCGCGGACAAGCTCGGCGCGACGCCGAACACCCCGCTGCTGAACGGCACCGTTGGCCGGATGGCGGGCTTCGACCTGCTGGAGTCCAACAACATCCTCAAGGTCGGCGGCACGGGGGCCAACAAGGACGACTTCGAGATCGTCGCGGGTATCAGCGATGCGCTGAGCTTCGCGAACCAGATCAGCGAAGTCGAAACGATCCGCGATCCGAAGCGGTTCGCCGACCAGGTCCGTGGCCTGAACATTTACGGCGGCAAGGTGTTCCGGCCGGAGGCGTTGGCCTCCGCGTCGGTGCTGCTGGCCGACCCCGTCGCGCCGGTCACTCCCTGACCGGTTCGCCCGTGACCGCCCCGCCCGTCTGACCTGAGTCGGCGGGCGGGGTGGCACGTCCACACACCACACACCAGACACCACACACACCGGAGAGGGCACCCGTGCTCACCTACGCCTCCGTGGCGCAACTCGCCGAGCACGTTTCGGCGGAACAGCTCGACAAGCTCGACGACGGCGACGACCTTCGGTATATCGAGGAGGCATCGTGTCTGGTGCGCGCGGCCACCAAGAATGACCGCTACGAGACCACCCCGGCGGGGCTCCCGGCCGATCCGGTCGCAGCGGACGCGATGACCGTCGCAACCTGTGTCCAGGTCCGTGAGTGGATCACCAATGCGGTAAATCCGCTGGCCGGTTCGGCCGGCCTCGCGCCGGTCGCGGCGAGCGCGTCCACGAACGGTTCCTCGATCAGCTATCAGGTGACCGAGCAGGCCGCTGCCCGCGCCCGGCTGCTGGAATGCCTGTCGGATTCCGCAGTGCGGGTGCTGCGGGCCGAAGGGCTGGCATCGACGGCAGTGGCACGGCGATGACCGACCCGCTGGCCGTGTTCTGGGCGCACACCGTCCAGGTACGACGGTTCGTCGGCGAGGGCGCTTCCGGTGCCGTGCTCAGCGACTCGGCCGCCGAGCGCGGGAACGTGTCGGCCCGGAACCAAATGGTGCGCGACGCCAGCGGCGACGAGATCGTTTCCTCGGCGACGGTCGCGTTCCCTCCCTCCGTTGCCCAGGTCGCGCCCGGTTCATTGGTCGAGCTGCCCGCCGAGTTCGGCGGCCGCACCGCGAAAGTCGTCGCGGTCTCCGCGTCCAATCTCGGCGCACCGTTCCCCGATACCCAGGTGATCCACCTGGAATAGGAGGCCCTGATGGCTGTCTCAGCCCAGTGGAACACCGCCGGTATCGCAGCAAACGTCCGAGCCGGAGTCGATGAGGGACTGTTCGAGGCCGCGGAGGTGCTGCTCGCTCAGGCCAACGACCTGGTCCCGATCGAGGAAGGCACCCTCCAGAACTCCGGCACCGCAGAGGCGGTTGATGGGACAGCGCGGGTCGGCTACAACACTCCGTACGCGCGGGTTCAGCACGAGGACCTGACGCTGTCTCACCCGAACGGCCGTGAGGCGAAGTTCTTGGAGAAGCCGTTGAACCGGTTCGGTCCGGAGCTGGAGCAGATCGTCGCGGCCGCGATCGGGAGGCATATCCAGTGATCGACCCCGGCGAATTCTTGGAGGCCCTCGCCCGGCATCTCGACGCGGCCGGGCTCGCCCGCTACATCCCGGCCGGGGCCTACCCGCCCGGGACGGTGCCCGCCGCCACGTTCTCGCTGCTGCCGTCGAAACCGGACGCGGCTGTCGCGCTCACCGTCTACGACGAGGTGCTGGACCGCGACGACCACAACCCTGACGTGTACGTCCAGATGCGTTGGCGCGCCGCCGGAATAGACCCGCGCGTCGTGAACGCGTCGGCCGACGCGGCGACGCGGCAACTGCACGACGCGACCCATATCCAGCTCCCGGATGGTCCGCGTGTGCTGCTGTGCCGCCGCAAGATCCGCGGTCTCGCCACCCCAGACAGCAACGGCCGCTATGAGCGCGCCGACAGCTACGTCTTCACCCTCAATCCAGCCCCCGCAGGAGGCACGCTATGACCACGCCGCTCCAGGCTCCCGACTCGGCCTCGATGGCGACCGCGCTCGCCCGCGACTACGCCGTACAGATCGACCTCAATCAGGGCACCGCCCAGGCCGGCACGCCGAACTGGGCGTTCGTGATGGGCCTGAACAAGGTGTCACCGACGACCGACCTGACCATGCAGGACGACGGCGATATCCACTCCGGCGGCCGCAAGTCCCAGATCGCGACCGGTATCGGCGAAAACCTGGAACTCGGCGGTCTGCGCAAGGGCAACCGCAGCCCGAACTACGTCCCCGACCCCGGGCAGGAGAAGCTGCGCAGCCACGGCAATCAGATCGGGTACGACAACATCGCGCACATCCGGTACTGGCGCGTCGACGAGATCGACGAGGCCAAAGAAGGCTACTTCGCGGTCAACTGGGTCTCCAGCGCCGACGACAAGGAAGGTCTGTACGCGTTCACCGCGACGCTGACCGGCCGCGGCAAGCACAAGGACATCGCGAAGCCGCTGGCCCAGACCGTCAAGACGTTCACGCTGCCCGCGGGCACTACGGGCGGCACTTGGACGGTCACCGTGGACGGCGAGACCACCAGCGGTGTGTCGAATTCCGCGACTGCGGCCGCGTTGCAGAGCGCGCTCGCCGCGCTCGCGAATGTCGGCGCCGACGGTGTCACCGTCACCCTGTCCGGCGGCGTCTACACCGCCACGTTCACCGTGCCGGTCACCTCCGTGACCGCGTCGGGTACCAGCCTGACCCCGTCGGGCACGGTCGAAGTCGGATGACCGACCGGCCGCGTGCCACGCAGGACTACGACGAGTTCGCCGACCCGGACCTGTACCTGCCGGTGCGCGGCCGCCGCGTCCGCATCCCCTCCCCCACCGCGCGGGAGGGGCTGCGTCTGCGTCGCCTGTTCGTCGACCTCGACGCGCTCACCCCTGACGTGGAACGCATCGAGGTACGACGCGTCCTCGGCGACGCATGGGACGCACTCGACGCGCTCGGCGCCGACGCGAACGTCATTGCCCTCGCGGGCCGGGCCGCGTTGCTGCACTACGGCAAAGGAGCCGACGCGGCGGCCGCGTACTGGAACGGCGAACTCGACCCCGACGCGTCGCAGGAACAGGAAAGGTCGGCGGACCCGTCCGCGCCCGGCTACCTCGGCCCCGACGATCCTGGCGGCGGACCGATCGACCCCGTCTCCGGGCTGCGGTTGTGGTTCAACCCGCCCGAGATGGCGCCATCGCAGACCACCGCACCAACGATGCCGTGGCGCGACATCGTCGCGTGCTGGCTGGCGATCGAGCTCGATTTGCACACCGTGTACGGCGTCGACGTGAACTCCGGTGTGCTCGACCAACGGCCCTGGCGGTGGCTCGAAACGCGTATCCGCGACCTCATGACCAGGCCGGGGACGCGGCTACATCGCGCCGTGTTCCCCCCGACGAAGTAAGGACCCGCCCTATGGCCGCGTTGCGCGACCTCAGCGACTTCTACGACCCCGATTTGCTGCTGCCGATCGCAGGTGTCGTGTACCGGGTGAAGTGCCCCGGAATCAAGGAAGCCGATCGGCTGCGGCTCCTTGTTTTCGACCAGTCCCTCACCGCGGACCAGGAATACGAGGAGATCAGACGCATCCTCGGCCCGGTCCGCGAGCAGATGGCGAGCAACGGCGTGCCCGACTCGATGGCGACCCATGCGGGCCGGACCGCGCTGCTGCATTTCGGCGGCAACCCCACCCTCGGCCGCACCAACTGGGAGTTGGGGCAACTCGGCGATATCGCCGATATCCAGGCACTTTTCGACGCCGAGGCTGGCGACTCCGCAACGGAGGACGCGCCCGGCGACTGACCGTGATCGGAGACCGCCATGACCGAAGGCACCAGCGTTGGCGGAATCTACGCCGAGCTGACCCTCGACGACTCCCGTTTCCAGCGCGGACTCCAGGCTTCCGAGCAGGGCTTCACCAACTTGCGCGGCGCGGCGCGGCGGGCCGCGACAGAGGTCGATCAGTCGTTCCGCGACACCGGCACCCGGATAGAGGGTGCCGGGCAGGCGGCGCGCGTCACGGCCCGGGAAGTGTCGCGCGTCGGTGACGCGGCGGAGGACGCGGCACGCGAAGCGCGTCGCATCGAGGTCCCCGCGGAGTTGGAGCGGTCGGCGCGACGCGCGCAGGAAGCAGTCTCCGGTATCGGCGACGCGGCGCGGAGCAACGGCAGCGCGGGCGCGGAGATGGGCGACAGCTTCGTCGGCAACTTCTCCTCCCGCGTGCAGGGGCTCGGCGCGAAAGGCGGGCCGATCGCGGCCGCCTTGATAGGCGTCGCCGGTATCGGGCTCGCGGCCGGTGCGGTGCTGATGAAGTCGATCAGCGACGGTATGCAGCAGGAGAGGGACCGCGACTACATTCAGGCGCGCCTCGGCGTCAACGAGGACACCATGCGCGTCATCGGCCAGGCCGCGGGCTCCGCGTTCACCAACGGGTGGGGCGAGTCAGTCTCGGCGAACATGTCCGCAGCGCAGGCCGCGATTCAGGGCGGGCTCCTCAACGGTGAGGAGACCGCCGGTGAGATGCAGCCGGTGATCGAGAAGCTCACCGCGGTCACTGATCTCATGGGGCAGGACATGCCGCGCACCATCCAGGCTGTGCGCGCGCTGATGCTCAACGGGCTGGCAAAGGATTCCAACGAGGCGTTCGACCTGATCGTGCGCAGTTTCCAGCGCGGCGGCGACGTCGGCGAGGACCTCCTCGACGTGGTCCGCGAGTACTCGAACGGCTGGAAGAACACCGGGTTCTCCGCGCAGTACACCCTCGGTCTCATCAACCAGGCCCTCGCCAACGGTGTCGACGTCGGCGACCGGGCTGGTGACGCGATCCGCGAATTCGGGCGCCGGATGTACGAAGAGGGCGACACGATCAAGGAAACGCTGGCCGGGCTGGAGCTGCCAGCCGATGAGCTGTTCGACAAGCTCAAGGAAGGCGGTCCCGCCGCTGAGGCGGCGTTCGATCAGATCTTCGACGCTATCCGGCAGATCGAGGATCCGCTGGAGCGTGCCAGCGCCGCGCAGGCGCTACTCGGCGATACGGCCGGTGACTTCATCGACGCCTTCACCCGGTGGGACCCCTCCGAGGCCGTGAAGGGGATGCAGGACACCGCGGGCGCGGCGGAGACAGCGATGCGCGTCATGGGCAGCAACTCGGCGGCGGATCTGGAGGCGGCGAAGAACTCGATCACGTCCTCGATGGACGAGGTCGAGTTGGCTATCGCCACCGCTTTCGGGCCGACCCTCCAGCAGGCCGCGGGCTGGGTGTCGACCCACAAGCCCGAGATCATCTCGTTTTTCACCCAACTGGCTGATGCCGGGCTGGCGTGCCTGGACGGTCTGATCATGTTCGCGTCTGGCAGCCTGCGCGCATTCGCCTCGTTGCAGGAGGGTATCGGGGACACCGTCGGCAAGGCCCTGACCTCGATCGGTGGTTTCGCGGAGAAGCTCGGCGGCATCATCAAACACATCCCCGGGATGGAGGAGGCCGGTAAGACCCTGGAGGGCGTCGGCTCCGCCACCGAGTGGTACGGCCAGCAGATGGACGCGGCCGCTGAGCGGGCGCGGGCTATGGCCGATGTGCTCGACTCCGCGCGCCCGAAGATCGACGGCATACGCGATTCGGTCCGCAACGCTGGCGAACAGGCCAGCGCCGCAGCGGAGATGACGCGCCTGTTCGGCGGCGCAGTGACCGCAGTCCCGGACGGCAAGGCCGTGATCGTGGAGGCGCTGACCGCGGAGGCGACGCAGCGGCTCACCGATTTCGGGTTCCGTGTGGAGAACCTCCAGGACGGAACCTCCAAAATCACAGCCGATACGACCGACGGGCAGCGCCTGATCGACGCGTTCATCGCCCAGAACGAAGGCCGGCAGGTCTCGGCGACGATGAACGTCCAGGTGATCCCGCGCACCGAGGCGCTGGCGGAGCAGGGGCTGCCGACTGATTTCGTCGGCCCGGTCGCGCAACGGCCGGTAGACAGTGAACGCGCTGACGGCGGTATCGACGTCGACCGGTACGCGGACGGCAAGCTGCCGGACCAGGCGACGATCAAACCGGCGACGGCGAACCTCGTGCAGTGGGCGGAACCCGAAACCGGTGGCGAGGCATACATCCCGCTGGCTATGGGGAAGCGGCCGCGGTCGCTGGCGATCCTGTCGGACGTGGCCGCCCGGTTCGGTTTCGACCTGCTGCGGATGGCTCAGGGCGGCATCACCGGTGACGACCTGACCTCCCAAGCCCGCGGTATCGAGGGCGCCCGGTACGTGTTCGGCGGCTGGGATAGCAGTTGGAATACCGACTGCACGGGCGCGGTCGCGCGGGTCGCGAACATGCTCGCCTACGGAGATCCGCTGACCGGCGGCCGGTTCGGCACCGGCAACATTGGTGAGGCGCTGCGGTCGCGCGGGTGGCTGCCCGGTGCCGGGCCGGAGGGCTCTGTCAGGGCCGGGTGGGTGCATGATCCGCAGATGCCCGGCGGCGGGCACGCCGCGGTCACCCTGCACGACGGCACCAATGTGGAGATGGGCGGCGAGAGGGGCGACGGGCAATTCGGTGGGCAGGCTGCGGGCTGGATGGACTTCCCGCAGGTGATGCACTACCCGATGCCCGGCAGTGTCGGCACCGGCCGCAGCCGCAAGTACACCGCCAAGGCGGAGGACTTCAACGCCGAGAACGACCCGGACGGGCTCAAGGCGTTGACGGAGGCGGGCGACTTCACAGACCGGTTCGGCAAGAAGTACGGCGTCGCCGAGGACGACCCTCTGGTCTCAGCGTTCCTGTCCGGCGACTATGACGCGCAGGTCGACCCGAACGCGATGAACGTCGGCAACGATCCGGACGGCCTCAAGGCCCTGATGGGCGGCGGCCGGTTCACGGACCGGTTCAGCAACGCGTTCGGAGTCAAGGAGGACGATCCGCTCGTCGACGCGCTGCTCGACACCCGGGAGGCACGGAAGCGGGAAGCTGAGGCGGCGAAAGCCGCCGCTGCGGCGCGCAGCACCGTCTCCTCTTCGGGCGGCGTGCAGGACGTACGCGTCACCAACTGGCCGGACCCTCTCGGCGGACAGCCGAAGGAAGAACGGAAGCCGATCGCCACCCTCTCGGCGCGCTGGTTCGCCGACGGCAGCGAGAACCACACCGCGCAGATCGCCCCGGCCGGTGACCTACGGGTCTGGGGCGAACCCGAGACCGGCGGGGAGGCGTACATCCCGCTAGCAACCGCGAAACGTGCCCGCTCGATGTCGATCCTGCGCAGTGTGGCGAACCGGTTCGGGTTCCAGCTCACCCCGTACGCCCTGGGCGGATTCGGCGGCCTCGGCCAAGACGGCGTCGGCGGTGTACACACCGGCTCCTGGAAGGTCGCGGCCCTCGGCGAGCAGGGCGATATCCCGCTGTCGACACCGTCGCGGTCCGTGCCGCTGGCGGTCTGGGGGCAGGCCGCCTACCGCGCTGCTGCGCTCGGCGCCGGCCTGGCGCTCACCGCGGCGTCGGGCTGGGACGCGGACGGAAAATTCCAGGGATTCGACATCGGCAACACGAGCATCCCCGGTTTCGAGGATGCCCTCGAACGGATGTCGGAACTGCTGGAGCGGATCGCCGCAGCCGCAGAGGGGCGTGCCCCGGTGGACGTCCAGGTCGATGTCGACTCCGGCCGCCGCACAGCGGAACTACGCATCTCACAGTTCGGGGTCTGACCCCGGAGGGGACACTCCATGTCAGTTCGTTACGAGCTGCGCGGCGTCGAGTACCCCGGACTACCACGGTCGATCTGGCGTTTCGGTGACCCCGAATGCCCGCTGCGCCTCGCCAAGCCCCCGAAAGGGGTCGGCGGGGCGCCGATCGGCCATGTCCGGCAGGCGAACGCGCGGCAGGCTGGCGCCACTTGGCGCGGCCTCAACCGAGAGATCAACCTCATCACCCTCGAGGTGCATGTGGGACCGGTCGAATCCGGAGAGACCGCGGTCGACCTGTGGCACACCTGGCGGGCCAGCCTCGGCGACGGCCAGGCCCTCGCCGAGTTCCATGCCCTCTCTCCCGGCGGAGGCGACCGGTTCCAATACGTGCGGCGCGAGACCGCGATCCCTGATCCGTCGTTCGAGCTGCTGACGGACGTGGGCTGGTGCACCGAGACCGCGGTCCTGGGCTCCGACGAGTCCTGGTGGCTCGGCCAGACGGTCAACCCCGTGATCACTCCGGACCTGTTCGCGGGCCGCACCATCCGCAACGACGGAGACGCGGACGGCTGGCTCCTGTGGGCACTGACCGGTCCGGGCCGGTACTCGATCGGCGTCGGTACGGAGTCGGTCACGCTGCCGATGCTCGCCCCCGGCGAGGTGTGGACGGTCGAGACGAACCCCGAGTATCCGCACATCCGCAACGCTGCGGGCGTCGACGTGTGGGAGTCGGCCGGGAATATCGCCTGGTATCAGTCGGTGCCTCCGGGCGCCACTGTGCCCCTGAATATTTCCGGCACCAGTCTGGGCTCCGCATCGCAGGTCGAGGTGTGGATGCCGCAGAAGTACGAACGGGCTGCGGCGTGAACCCGCGCGCGGCCTGGAGGCCGAATACGCAGACCCCGCCCGCCTTCAACATCACCGTGTTCAACCAGAACTGCACTCGGTCGCGGCCGCTCGGCCCATATATCAAGGCGCGGTTCGGCTGGTACTGGACGATTCCCGGCACCGGCACAATCCAGGTCCGGGCCGACCACCCGCTGGCAGGACGGCTCATGTCCTGCAAACGCGACGTGGTCCCGATCCGCACCTACTACAACGGCGTCCCCTGGTCGGGGCGCGTGTTGTCGGCCAAGATGGAAGGCCGGCCGGGCGAGGAGATCGTCACCGCTACCTGCGTCGGGAATCTGTACTGGATCCTGACGGCACTCGCGTGGGTGAACAGCATCCTGCCGCCCGAGGTCCAGATCAACATCACTGGCAAGCAGGACGTTCGATTCGGCCCGATCGACTTCGTCACCAAGTCATATGTGGCGACGTCGATGACGAGGCTGCAGAAACCGGTCTATGCGAAGCTGCCGCTCGATTATCAGATCCCGGAGCTTCCGCAACTGGAGGATCTGGACTCTCTCGATGACATCCTCGAGGCGATCGAGAGCCTGACCAACGACCTGTGCGCGATCAGTGCCAGGTTCACCCAGCTCGACGAGCTGTTCAAGAGCCCGATCGAGTCGTCGGGGCGCGGGATGTCGTGCGAGCTGTGGGTACCGGAGGACGGTCCGAGCCCGCAGGTGTTCAACACCGACTCGCTGGCGCGGCTCCAGAACGTCATGGACCTGTCCGGCGACAACTTCCTGTGGTTCACCAACCCCGACAACGTCTTGGGCCTTGCCGACCCGGACCAGTGGGGGAAGATGCAGCGCGCCGGGTATGTGTTCGATACCCACAAGAAGCGGGATCGGCGTTGGATGCAGTGGCGCACCGACTCCGGGCATATCGAGCACTACAGCCGCGGAGTGCAGCACCCGACCGCGCACAGCGTGATTGTCGGCGGCAAAGCTCCGGACTTCGTCAATCAAACGGTCGAGTGGGCTGCGAACCTGGCCTTGCAGGCCCTGCTCAATCTGCTCGTGCCGGGCGCGAACCTGGGCAGCATCCTGGTCGGTGACCTGTTCGACGACCTCTTTTTCGCCTATCAGCAGTTCGATGATCCGCAGCTGGCGGCCGACCTCGGCGAGCACGCGTTCGGTGAGGCGTTCGTCGACAACACGGGTGCCTACAGCTTGGACGCGTTCACAGTCGGCATGTCCGGGCTCAAGAAGCACGGCGGCGGCGAGTCGCTGAAACTGACCGTCAAGGCGGGCGGTATCGGCAGCCGCGGATTCTCCTTCGGCATCGACGACGGCTCCGGCCGCCGCTTCCTGGTCGGCGACATCATGACCTTTTACGACCGGGGCACCGTCATCGAGAACTACGTCTCCGCTGTCGAGGTCGAGGACGCCCGTGACGAGAAGTGCACGGAGTTCGTCACGATCGGCGACGACGAGGAACTCAAGGACGCCTGGGAGAAGCTCGTCGACCGCATGAAGGGTCTGGCCGGCCTCACCCGCGCTATCGCCAACGGCACCGGATAGCGCTCTCTCACCTCACCCCAAAGGAGGCGACGCCTCATGCCCACCACCCGCCAGCGGCTCATGGAGCTGTACTCGTTCGCGGCTGCGCGCACCGGTCTGCCGTACGCGTACGGCGGATCGTTCTCGCCGAACCCGCGCGATTCGACCGACTGCTCCGGTGTCGCGTTCTCCGCGGCCGCGATCCTGCACGGGCTGTCGCCGTTCCGGCGCTACGGCTCGACCGAGACCGCGCGCCTGGCACGGATGAACGGTGTCCCGGCGCCCTGCGGAATCCTGCCCGCTCGCAACGCGTGGAGCATCCCTGCGGACGCTCCGCTGCGGCTCGGGTTCCAGCACGGAGGCGGCGGCGAGAACTCGCATGTCGCGGTGTCGTTCTTCATTGACGGACGGCAGTACAACTTCGAGTCCCGCGGCTATCCGGGCGTGCTGCTCAACGACGGCGCCAGGGCGTGGAACGACCCGCTGTTCCACGACTTCTGGTACTACCCCGGCCCTGTCGGCCCGGCTGACCCGAACGCGTTCCCGCTGCCGCCCGGCTACTACTACGGCCCGTACGAGGGGCCGGAGGAGTCGATCAGCGGCCGCGCAGGCGAACCGACCGACTGGATGGAAGGGCTGCGGCGCTGGCAGCGCGCGGTCGGAGTCCCGGCCGACGGCATCTATGGCGTTGCGACCCGCAAGGCCGCGATCGACCTGCAAATACCTGCCGGGCTGCTGCCCGACGGCAAGATCGGCCCCCTCACCTGGAGGTTGGGCCTCGACCAGAAGGAGGCCGGTTTGTCCGCAGCCGACGCCGACCGTGTCATCAGGCACGTCACCGACTACATCCACGGCTATCTCGCGCCGGTCATCTCGGATGTCAAGGATCTCCGCGAGCAGGTCACCGGTTCTCGCGACCTGGTCCGGTTCAAGGACGGGACTATCGACCTCCAGGCCAGCTACAAGGGCCTGACGCAGCTCGGCCAGCGCCCGGACGGCACGGACCGCACTCTGCCGGATGCCATCGCGGCCCTGTTGCAGGACCGCGGTCTCGCGTGAGCGCCGCCGATATAGAGCACCGCTTCGCGTTCCACCCGGCCACCACCGAGGAGAAACGCGCCGAGCACGGCTCGGTCCGCCACGCCTGCAAGAGCCTCGCCCTGTTTTTGGACGAGGCCCTGCCGGATTGCCGCGAGAAGGCACTCGCCATTACCGCCCTGGAACAGGTGATGTTCTGGGCCAACGCGGGCATCGCCCGCAACACCGAGAGGAACCCGTGATGAGCCCTCTGCTCCCCACCCCACTGGCCACCCAGTCCGCGCACCCGTGGCGCGCCACTGTGCGCACCGTGGTTGCCGGCCTGATCGGTCTGGCCGCGATGCTGCCGGTCATCGTCGACGCGACCGGCCTCCCGGCCAGCACTCCCGGCCTGGCCGGTGCCCTGGCCATCACCGCGGCCGTGACCCGGCTGCTGGCTCTCCCGGGCGTGAACGACTGGCTGCGGACCTACCTGCCGTGGCTGGCGGCTGACCCCGCCTGACCGACCGCAGCAGCGAAGGGCGCCCCTGGATTTCGGGGCGCCCTTCGCGCTGTCTGAACTCTGGAGGCGCGGTGAGCGTCATTACCCCCTACATCGGGCAACTCATCGGCCTGCTCGGCGGTCTGGCCGGTGCGTTCGCGGTATGGCACGCAGCCCGCACCAAGACCGCCGTCGAGGCCCGGACCGCTGTGGCCGATGACGAGATCGAGCGAGAACGGCTAGCCGATGAACGGCTCCGTTCCATGTTGGATTCGCAGCGCGCCGATTTCGAGGCGATCGTCCAGCCCCTCCGCGATGACGTGGATGTACTCCGCCGCGAGGTGCGGGAGCTGCACAGCGTGATTGATGCGCTGCGCGCCCGGTACCGGATCGCACTGGACTACGTGCGGCAGCTGCTGTCGTGGGCTCGCACTCGACCTGACGCGGACACGATGCCCGCGGTTCCCCAATCCATCGCCGACGAGGTGTAGAGCATGAGGCTGGTCAAACCGCCCGAGGTGAAGTTCGATTTCCTCGCCGCGATCGAGCAATTCGTTCGGAGCCTGTTCGGGCTGACCTCGGCGCACGGCACCGCTATCGCCGAGTTGGAAACCCGGATCTCTACCGGCGCATCGCACGCCGACAAGTTCAACCGGCCGAACGCTGCGGTGCTGGGTGAGGGCTGGATCCAAGGCGGTGCGGGGCAGGGCCTCGGCATCATCGACTACGCCGCACGCCTGGACAACTCCGGCATCGCGACCGGCATCCGGTATGCGATCTGCCCGCAAACCATGCCGAGCAACGACCACTCGGTCAGCGCGATCGTGAACCCGGCCGGAGTGATGGATGGCTGTCCGACCACGCTGTTCATTCGCGCCAACAGCGATCTGACGCAGTTCGTGTACGCGCAGATTTGGAAGCGGTCACTGAGGATCGGGCGCGGCACCCGGTCAGGCAACTCGTGGTCATTCTCGGAATGGAGACCCAACACTGCGCGCGGCATCAACGAATCCGACACGGTCGAATTCGTTGGGGAGGGCAACACCTACCGGCTGATAGTGAACCGCACGACCGTGCTCGAACACGAGGACACCTCCGGATATCCGGTCGACGCTGCTCACCGCACGGTCGGATTCTCCAGCGAGACCAGGTTTCAGGGCATCATCCCGAACTGGTCGTGGGGGCTCGCTGGGTTCTCGGCCCGTGCGAGCCTCGGCACACTGGCTGCTACCGCGTCTGTCGCCGCGACCGCGCAAACCACCGCGGTTGCCGCGCAGACCACTGCCGAGTCCAAGCCGGACTACTCCGATATCCCGACCAATATCCCGCTGTGGGTCAATATCTCCCCGACCGATGACCCGACGTGCCCGCTGTCCACGTTGGTCAACTGGACAGCAGAGTCCGGCAACGAACTCGTCGAAACCGAAGATCCCGGCATGATCCCGAGCACCCGCGCGATCATGCTGGGCTTCATCCGGGCGACTCGGAACCGCAGCTACAGCACGGTGGGCATGATCACCGCGACTGGCGACTGGGGGCTATCTCCGACCGCGTTCATGGTGGGGGTCTACAAGATGGCTCCCGGCACAGGCAACCTGACGAAGCTGTGGGATTCCGGGGATGTGAAGTCGCAGATCAGTGCGTCGGGTACGCAATTTCGGCTGTCGATGCCGACTATCTCGGCGACGCAGGGCGACGTGTTCGCGGTGGCGGTGTTGCAGATCGCGCCGACGGTCGGGACGGCTGTGCGTCCGCTTCTGTGTGTGCGGCACGCGCAGCCCGCGCAACCTGCTGGCATCTATCCGCGCAGCATTTTCGGCTATGTGAACAACGCGGACTCTTTGCCCGCCACCATCGCCGCATCGTCCGTCCTGAACGACCAGGATTTCTTGCCCTGGTTCGTCCTCGGGTAACGCTCACTTTCGGGAGTCGATATGACTGTCCTGTTCGACACCTTCACTGACGTCTCCGACGGCCCGGTGTCGGGTGTTGTCGAAATCTGGCGTCCTGACCTCGGGCCGGACGCTGATGGTCCGGGGTCGACGACCACGAACCGGGTCACTGTCCCGGTGGTCGACGGCGATCTGACCACGCCTGATTTGGATCCTGGCCCGGCGAAGGTGATGCTGCGGTTCGGCACATGGGCCGCTCCGAAGACCATCGCTATCCCTGACTCGGCGGAGCCGGTGCGGCTCACTTCCCTCTTTACGCAGTTCGAACCACAGCCGCCCGCGGTGGTGTCGCAGGCGTGGCAGGCAGCAAACGCGGCCGGTGCGGCGCGAGTCGCGGCGGAGGCGGCTCGGGATGATGCGACAGATGCTGCGGATGCTGCGTCGCAGTCGGCGGCCGCGGCTGCGCAGTCCGCGGAGGACGCGGCGGCGGTGGTTTCCGACGGTGTGCCGAACGCGTCGGCGACCGTCAAGGGCGGCCTCCGCCTGACCGGGGACCTTGGCGGCACCTGGGATTCGCCGACCGTGCCGGGGCTGGCGGGCAAGGCTGCCGCGTCCCACCAGCACGCGACAGGCGACGTCACCGGTCTGCAAGCGGAGTTGGACGGCAAGGCCGACGTCGTGCACGAGCACACCCTCACCGACATTGCTGCGTTGCCTGCGGCGCTCGACGGCAAGCAGAGCACCGCGGCGAAAGGTCAGGCCGGCGGATACGCGCCGCTCGACGCGAGCGGGCTGCTGCCCGCTGTCCATTTGCCGAGCTACGTCGACGACGTCCTGGAGTACGCGAGCACAAGTGCGTTCCCGGCATCGGGTGTCGCGGGCAAGATCTACGTCGCGCTGGACACGAACCGGGTGTACCGGTGGGGTGGCTCGTCCTACACCGAGATATCGCCGAGTCCGGGCAGCACCGACGCGGTACCCGAAGGTGCCGCGAACAAGTACTTCACGGAAGCTCGCGCGCAGGCCGCGCTTGCGGGTCCGCTGGCGGGCAAAGCCGACGCGTCGTCTGTGGTGCATCTGTCCGGCGCGGAGACGATCACCGGCCCGAAGACGTTCGACGCGTCGCCGACGGTTCCGGCGCCGAGCGCGGCCGGTCACGCGGCACGCAAGGCCGACGTTGACGCGAAGGTCGGCAGTGACGGGACCGTGGTGACGCTGGTCCGGATAACGCAGGCGCAGTATGACGCACTGGGCTCCGGACGTCCGGCGGGCACCTGGTTCGGGATCGTGGGGTGACGCGATGCCTCTACCGATCGGCGACGCGACACCGTCGCGGTTCTATATCGGCGACGAGCCGCTGACGCGAATCTACGACGGCGACAACCTTATCTGGGCCGGTCTCACCGCGATCTCTGACGACTTCAACCGGGCGAACAACACGACATCGCTCGGCCCGGACTGGGTCAACTACGTTCAGGCCGGCACGCACGGCATCAGCTCGAATCGGTACGCCTCGACCGGCGGGGACGGCCGGAAGTCCGCACTCAACGTCACGCCGCTGAGCACCGACCGCTACGACGTCGGGATCACTCAGGCGGTCGCGACGACGACGCGGCGGTCCGGGATCATCGTCCGGTCGACTCCGAACTTCTCGTCGTGGATCGCCTATCTGACCAACAGCACGAACGGGATGCTGGTGCGCGGCGCCGGTCTGGTCGGGAACGAGGACAGCAACGTCACTTCCCTGCTCACCCTGTCTGGTTCGACGCCCGCGGGAACACTGATCGTGGTGGAGGTGCGCGAAAACGTCTACACGATCAAGTACGGCGCGACGGCCGTGAATTCGTACACCGACTCCGGTCTGCTGGTGCCGATGGGCAACCGGCATGTGGGTGTTCAGTCGATCACGGCGGTGTTCGGGTCCTCCAGTTCGGCGGCTCTGGACAACTTCTGGGCTGCTGATGTGCCCTGATACGGGAAACGCCCGGCCCGGTCTCCTGTGGGCATTTTCTGGTGGGGCGACGAGAGGAACCTAAGCATTTGTCGCTCAACTGGGCTGGTACCAGCGAAGCACTGGCCATTCTGGGGCGGCGCTCAAATCTGTCCACCGACTATGCCGTCGGAGGCCGGACAACAATACGTGCAACGCCGTGGCTCCATCCATCGCGTCTACCGTCTCCGCATCGAGCTCTGGAGTTGACGGACGTGGCGGAACAGAGATCGTGCGGAAAATCTGATCGGATGGCCTCTCGAACGTAGCCTTCGTTGCGGCAGCCATGATTTCAAGGTTGATTGACTTTGTATCGTCCGCGCCAAGTACGAACGGACCCCGATGCGAGAGGTCCCATCGGAGCAGGACCAGCAAATGATGTGGATCGAGCGGGTACAGGACGGAAGCGCTGAGCCCAGCTATCCATGTTTGCCTGTTACACGGCGGTCCAGCGAGCTGGATTACTGGCTCGTCGCAGGTGATTATGGGGTCAACCGTCCGGTATACCGCCCACTTTCGCATGTTTAGCAGGTGAGCCACACCGTACTCAACGTCATTCATCATCAGGTGTATGGCCTCATGCTTCGGATCTTGATACTTCGGTCGCATACGCTCTTCGATTTGAGCCGGGCTAAGTCCCGGATTCGTGCGCCGGAGATATTCACGCTTTCCAGCTGGCGGCCCTTGCACCAAAGTCAAGTTCCGCTCGCGCTGATCCAGCGTCCGGACCAGTTGGAATGCAAGGAATACCGTGACGTCTCGCTTGAGCGTATGGTCCTCTACCAAGCCTTCCCTCGTAGCGAGCCACTTCAGGTGCACCGCGCACTCGCCTTCAATCCTGGAGAGATGCTTCTCCACCCATCGCAGAGGAAGGTCCATCGTGTCGCCGGTTTCTGGCAGCGTGTAGAGATTTCTCTTGTGCCCGATCTCACCTGGCGGCTGAGGAACGTGAGCCGATCGTGAGTCAACCTGATATGGCTGAACCAAGCCGTCCTCAGCCCACCCACGAAGGTAGAACTCCGGGACGTAATGGTGTTTTTTGGAGTCTAAGCCCCGGGCTTGCTCTTTGGATTCGGCAACGAACTCATGGCTGAGCCAACGATGTTGAAATGGCCGCTGCGTTACGGAAGCGACTGCAGCAAGGAGGTTGGACAACATCAGCCGATGATATTGACCTTCCGCCCTAGCGTGGCGGAATGCCCAAATCCCCATAGCTCAGCGACTTCCAGATTCGAGGTAACAAGTAACACAGAGGGGACACCCCGGCCCGGTTTCCCGGAACGGGGCGTTATGTGCGGTGCGGCTCAGGCGGCGATCAGCTGCTTGCGCCACCGCCGGACGGTAGCCTCGGATACTCCGACGCGACTGGCGATTGCGTAGTTGGAGAGGTGCGGCTGGTCGGCGATGAGGGCCTCGGCCTCGGCTCGGGCCTCGGACGGCGCCTGGACGCGGACGGCCGCCGCGGGCGCGGGTACTACTGCGGGAGTATCGGTCTCGGGCGCGGCGGGCAACTCTGCGACGGCGACCGGGGCGGGGGCCTCGATAGCCGGGGCGGGCTCCGCGGGCTGCGGCTGAGCTTCCGGGGCTGGGGCGGCGGTCAGGTCGACGACCGGGGCGGTTTCCTGCCGGGCTGCGGCGTGGCTGGCGAGGATTACGGCCAGGTGGATGACTGCGATCATCGCGACCGGCGGGACGACCGCAACCGCAGCGGCGACCTCGGGTGCGACCGGCCCGGCGGGCAGGAGTGCGTGCACCACGTTGCCGATTATGGAGATCACGGTGGCGGTGCCGAGCAGGAACCACGCGTAGCGGCTATTGCGGAGGGCGACGACTGCGACGGTGGCGACGATGCCGAGCCCGTCGACGATCAACGGCCAGAGCACCGGGTGGCTGATGCCGGACCGGTCGGCGAGGTCGGTGAGCGCGGTGAAGCTCAGGATGAACGACAGGGCGGTGAGCGCGACCGCTCCGGTGAGCGCGATACGTGCGGGTGTGAACATCTGGTTCCTTTCGGGTTGTCGGCCGTGGCGGCGGCCGGTGTGCCCTGGCGGTGGACACATCGTCACCATACATTGTCACGATGTATGGTGCAAGCAGGGGTAATAGGGCGCGCAGAACACGCGCCGCCCTCCGCTACTTCCGCCTCCCGGCCTTCGGCGCGTTTTCGACCGGCGACCCAGGCCGCGTCCGGTGCCACTCCCGGACCGCATTCGCAGACCACACCGGGGTCCGGCCCACGTACCTCTTCGGCTTCGGCGCCGGGTGCTCCTTACTCGGCCGGTTGCTGTAGGAACGCCAGGTGACCGGCTGGACACCAACGTGCTCGGCACACTCCTGGGCGGTCCATTCCTCGTCGACCCCGTCCGCGCTCACCGCTCCTCCTCCATGTCGACTGAACCTGCATGACACACTCCCAGCGGGGAGACGCCCACAACCTCAGCGCTCACACTGATCATACATCGTGACAATGCATGCAAGGAAACGGGCCGGGCGCGTGCTGCGCCCGGCCCGCATCTCTACCGCTATCCGATTGCGAGGCGCCCGGCGACACCGGTCTGGCCGAGGTTCACTCGCTCCCCTGCCGCCGCGCCGAGCGCTGCGGCGGCGGCACTGTGCCGCGACCGCGACCGCGTCGACCGGATGTCATCGGAACTGCTCTCCATGGCCGCTTCGGCGCGCTTGTAGTCGTCGACCAGCACCAGCGCGGTACCGGGCTCGGACGCTTCACTGGCCCGGCTCTCCGCCTTCCGCAGCCGCGACTCCACGGTTCCGTAGAAGCCGCGCATCCAGGACATGCGGTACGCCTTGACGCCGACCTGCGCATCGGCTGGCGGGCGAACCCTGGCCGCCCCGGCCAGCATCTGCGGCATGAGCATGGCGTACACGATCCGCAGCCGCTCGATATGCCCGGCGGTGCCGTACACCAGGTTTCGGCGGGTGCCGTAAGCCGAGTTGGCAGCATCCCACAGCGGCGAGCAGTGCAACGCCTTGGCGAGCAGGTGCAGCAGGTAGGTCTGCTCGCGCTGATACTGGCCGGAGATGACGAAATCGGCGACCTCGATCGAGGCGGGCCCTTCTCCAGCGCGCTGCCGGGCGGCGGTCTCGTCGATGCCGTATTTGGCGATCAGCTCGAACGCCTTGGCGTTGAGGACGTCCGCCTCAGGGGTACCTGCGACGCTCTCGGCTTTGGCGAGGAGCTTGCGGACCTTGTCGAGCATGTCCTGGCGTGTGATGGTCTCGGTCATTGTGGTTCCTTTCGGGTTTGGGGTGGCGGCCCCTGGGCCGGGCGCGCGGGATTGCGCGCCCGGCAGTTGATGGACTGGCTAGAACGGGATCTCGTCGTGGTGCTCGCGGATCGCGGCCTCTACCGCGTCGCGGGCATCGCCCTCGTCTCCCTCCGCGCCGTTGGCGATGCTCCAGCCGTTGTGTTCGACGGACCACACCCGGAGGTTGGAGTCCTCCGGGAGCACTACGCGGGCTTTGTAGTTGCCGATGGTGAGCGTGGCGCGCTCGTCGGAATCGTCGATCCACTCGGCCGTGTAGGTGATCTGCATGTTGGTTCCTTTCGGGTTGTCGGCCGTGGCGGCGGCCGGTGCGCTCTGGTTGAGCACTTCATCAACATACATCGTCACGATGTATGGCACAAGCAGGGGAAATAGGTTCAT